CTTCTGGTAATGCTCAAGTTGAAAGTACTAACTCAGAACCTAAGCAGGAAACTAGGCAAGAACGTACATTTAGCAGAGATGAAGTAGCTAAAATAACTAATGCTGAAGTTTCTAAGGCTAGAGAGAGGGCCAGGCAAGAGGCACTAGCTGAGTTCGAAAGCAAGCGACAACCTAACCCTCAGACTGATCAAGGTACTTCGCTTCAAGGTGGTTTGACTAATGAAGAGCTCGAAAGGCGTATCGATAAGATAGCCGAAGAGCGACAAATCAAAAGTCAGATAACTAACGAGGCAAAAACTTTCACAAGTAAGTTGGATCTTGATAATGATCCGGAAATGAAATTGAATTATCAGAAGTTGAACTTAGACAATATGAATATGGGCTTCGTTCACGTTCTGAATTCTGTTGATAATACTAAGGATATAGTTAAAGAGTTTGCCAAATTCCCCGAAAAGCTGACATCTGTTATGCAGACTGCGGCCTTGTTCGGAGTAAATGCGGGTAAAGAAGCTCTTAAACGTGTGTCCGATTCTATCAAACAGAACCAAGCAGCAGCTAGTATAAAGTTGCCGCCTGAGCCTCCAAGTCAAATAGGTCATTCCAATACTGGAGTGGATAATGGCCAAATGACTGCTGCTGACTATCGTAAAAAATACGCCGGTAGATATTAGTTTTTTGTAGGCTGTTATCCAAAAAGAACTTAAAAACTATTTTTTGGAGCTAATATGCCTACTGTACCAACTAATTTAATGCAAAACGTTGCAACGTTTAATCGTTCGGAACTCGGTGCATTACAAAACTCTTATGCCATGCTTCACTTGGGCAATAAGAAATTCGATAATTTCCAAAGCAAAATTGTTAGTAACTTGGGTACTACTGTCAGCATGAGGTTGCCTTATCGTTTTACTACCACTAGCGGTCTTGCTCCTAACTTACAATCTATTCAACAAAGATTGCAGAATTTAACCGTTGACCAAGCCTTCTCATTAGATTTCGCAGTTGATGATCAAGAAAGATTATTCAACTTGAAAGATGAATCTTATATGAAAGAAGTTGGCGATGGTGCGGTTGCCGAATTAGGCGCTCGCGTTGAGAGACTTCTATCTTTAAATGCTGATTCTTCTGTTCCTGTTAATGGTGGGACTTTTGCTACACCAGTACCAACGGGTGCATTACATACTGAATCAGGTCCTTTCCGTTTCTATGGTGATGGCGTTACCCCTATTAATTCTTTTGAACAATTAGCTGCAATGCATGCCATGTTCAGAAACTACGGCTTTGTTGGTGGAATGAAAGTAGTTCTACCTGATATTCAGATTCCAGCAATCATCGGAACTGGTTTAACTAAGTTCACTATTGATCGCGGTAATCGTACTGCTAATAGCTGGGAAGTTGGTTCATTTGATACCCCAACCGTTGATTACTATCGTTCTAACTTATTGCCAATCCATTATGCAGGTACTATTGGTAATACTGCAACTACTGGCAATCAAGTAACTATTACTTCTTTAGTAACTGATGCTAATGGCTCCATTACATCTTTAGTTTGCAGCACTGCTGTTACTACTGACACCAACGCCATTGCTTCTGGTGACTTATTACAATTTATGGATGGAGTCGCAGGCCATGCTAACGTTAGGTATCTAACCTTCACTGGTCATACAACTTCTGCTAACCCAGTTCAAGTTAGAGCTACTGCTAAATGTGCTTCTTCTGGTGGCTCAGTGACTATTCCGATTTATCCAGCGTTGGTTACTGCTCAAGGGCAAAATCAAAACGTAAACAACCCGATTGAAGTTGGCATGAAATTAGTTGTTATGCCATCTCATCAATGCGGATTAGTAATCAGTGGCGATGCATTCTTCTTAGCCATGCCAAGATTGCCAGGCACTGATCCATATGTTTCTAGTGTCGAAACCGATCCTGAAACTGGTGCATCAATGCGTATGTATCGTGGTTATATCATTGAACAATCCACATATGGATTATTCCGTAACATTATTCTAGGTTCGACTTTGGTTCCTGAATATTCAATGCGCATTTTGTTCCCAATTTCTTAATGGAGAAAATATATGACTGCTATTTCTTTAAAACAATTGCCTTCACTTTATGTGAATACCGCCCCATATACGTGGGTATCTAATACCACCTTATCGATTCCGGCTGGACAGCTTCGCGATTCGACTAATAGTGTTGATATTACTTTGTCTGCTGCTACTACCTTAGATCAGGCTGTTAAAGGTTTAAACGGCTTAGACATTGGAACCATTGCCGCAAGTACTTGGTATTACGTCCATGTGGTAGCTGATTCTACTGGCTTTAAACCAGCTGGAACCGTGCTATCTCTTTCTGCAACAGCTCCTAATATGCCATTTGGTTATGATGTATTTAAATTACTGGGCTTTGTATATACCGCTTCTTCAACTGCGTATTTCACAAAGTTTGATGTTACTGGTAATGCGAATAGTCATACCTATATGTGGGATAGTTCTGTTAGCGTATTGAGCGGTGGAACATCTTCTACTTTTGCGGCAGTAGATTTATCGGCTGCTGTTCCTCCTATTACTTTGACTGAAGTTATTTTAAATACTGCATTCACTCCGAATGCTGCCAATGACATTTTCAAATTACGTAAAACTGGTTCTTCTGCTACGACCAATTTAACTATTGCTGGAAATGTTGCTGCTAAAGTAACTCAGAGCCAAGTTAGCGTGATTTCTGCATTGGCTGGTGGATTACCAGAAATTGATTATTTGGTAACTGCTAGTGGTGCATTAACCATGTTAGTTCTTGGTTTTAGATATTATCTCTAATGATAAGAAGGTGATTTATGGCTTATTTAGTGAGGGATTTGATTACTAATGCATTCTACACTTCTGACGTGGTCTCTAAAGACTTACAATTCGTAGGTGGAGATCAGATTCAGGAAGGGTTGAGTTTATTAAACGAATTCCTCGCTATTAAGTCTGTTAATTTGTCATTAATCCCCTATTTTTCTAGTGCTACTATTACTGGCATTGTTGGGCAAGAAGTTTATTTAGTACCTGGGTTGGTTAGCATTGATACATTGACCTTCGATTTGACTGATAACTTTAGAATGCCAATGACTCAAAGAACTAGGGCTCAGTATTTTGGTACTGCTCGTGTTAATCAAATTAATTCACTACCTATGACTTGGCACGCTGAACGATGCGTTGGTGGTACTAATATTTATGTGTACTTCCAGCCAGATCAAGCATATCCATTCAAGGTATGGGGTAAGTTTGCTTTAACACAAATTACATCTTTAGCTACTGACCTGTCTCTTTTGATGGATTTATATTACATCAGCTATTTGAGGTATGGATTAGCGGAAATGATATGTGAATTTTATGGTATTACTCTTGATCCATTGACAGCTAAAAAGTTGATGGTATATGAGCAATCATTTAAGGCCATAAGTCCCCCTGATTTCTCTATGAGCAAGGTTACTTGCTTTAGAAAGGATGCCAGTGGATTTGGCTGGGGTGATGTCTATATAGGTCGTGGTTGGCGCGGTGGAGCTTAATAGATGGCTAAATCCCCAAACACACAAGACATTCCTTTATCTATAGTAGGCTCTACTAAGTTTGGTCGTTATCCAAAAATATCTGCCGAACAAACTTACAACATGTTCATTAGTGATGATTGGTTGGTGCCATATGCGGGGCATAAAAAGATTATTAATTTTGGGAGCCTAGGCGATGGCCGTGAGCTTTTTTATAGTTCTAATCTTAATGCTTTTATATTGGTTATTAACAATTTTGTTTATATAGCTACAGTGTTTGGCGGACAGAATGAGTTGGTAAAAATTGGTGAAATAGAAACCACCTCTGGTGATGTATTTATAGCTGAGAATAACGCTAAACAAATAGCTATTTGCGATCTAAAGAATATTTACGTTTATAACTATACCATTGGATCGACTTCTTTTGTGAAGGCGACGCTGGATTTTATACCGTTACATATATCGTTCCAGGATGGATATTTTGTAGCAGCTGCTAAGTATGCTGATGGTATTACCAAGCCAGGATGGCGATTATCTGGCCCAAACAATGGTTTAAGCTGGCCTTACTTGCCAGCTAATGTTGGTGAGTTCCAGACTAAGCCTAACAATTGCTTAGCGTGCGTTCCGGTTCCAGGCAAGGGCGGTTTATTATTACTATTTGGACAAACCGTAACTGAGGCATGGCAGGATATTGGTGCTCAGTTATTTCCATATCAACGTACTACAGGATTTAATATCGACTATGGTTGTTTGAATCCAGCTACGATTGCAACCTCTGATGATCTGGTGGTTTGGTTGGGAATTAATCAA